ACCCCCGCAAAGTGAGGTTGAGCCGCACCCCAGTTGCTCTCGCAAAGCGCCTTGGTTTAACCGTCGAACAATATGCCAATCAGATGCTCACGGAGAATTGATAATGGCTGAACAGCGCACACCGCGAGAAAAAGAGTCTCGCACCGCTGAGGAACGTCCCTCAGACTCATGGGTTCCGGCATCTATTTTGCCCAACCCCAAGCCAGTAGACGGATGGGTATTCCGTTGGATTCGCACCAGCACGCTGGGCAAAGCTGACAATACCAACGTCTCTCAAAAGTTCCGCGAAGGATGGATTCCGGTAAAAGCCGAAGATCACCCTGAGCTGGAGGTCATGTCCGATATTGACTCTAGATTTAGTGGCAATCTCGAAATTGGCGGCTTGCTCTTATGCAAAGCGCCAAAAGACAAGGTCGATCAACGCGATCAGTATTTTGAGCACATGGCGTCAAGCCAGATGGAGTCTGTGGACAATAACTTCCTCAAGCAAAACGATCCCCGAATGCCCGTTCTGAAGCCAGAGCGGTCTACTCGGACAACCTTTGGCCGAAGCTGACTTCGATTACCGGAGCGGTTTCGTTATCTGATCCTTTGAGGAGAGAAAAATGGCTACTTCAGCTACTCCAATGGGTGCGGAACCTGTAGGCACGCTCAGCGCTTCAGGGTCTTTCACCGGCAAGGTTCGCCACATCAAGATCGCTAATGCTTACGGCACGGCTATCTTTTATGGCGACTTCGTTAAGTTGGTTGCGGCGGGAACGGTAGAGAAAGCGGCAGTTACGACTGCTGTTGTTGCAGGCACTGTCGGCATTTTTGTCGGATGCGCTTACACCGATCCTAGCACTAACCAAAAGACTTTTAACCAGCAGTTCCCTGCGTCAACAGCGGCGGATGATATCGTGGCGTATGTCGTCGATGATCCCAAGTTGTTGTTCCAAATGCAGGCCGATGAGGCCGTCGCCCAGACGGGATTGGGAAACAACATCTCAGCAGTTAGCACTGCTGGATCAACCGCGATTGGTCGAAGCAAGAACGCCTTAGATGGCGGCTCTATTGCTACGACCAATTCACTGCCACTGCGTGTCGTTGATTTCGTAGACGGGCCAAACAGCACTGTAGGTGATGCTTTCACAGATTGCATCGTTACCTACTTGCCGTTGAGCCATGCTTACGAAACCAAGCTCGGCGTTTAAGGAGACTTGAGAAATGGCTATTTCACGCGCACAAATGCTGAAAGAACTGCTCCCCGGTCTAAACGCCCTGTTTGGTCTTGAGTACGAGCGGTATGATGATGAGCACACGATGATTTACGAAACTGAATCATCAGAGCGCTCTTTTGAAGAAGAAGTGAAGCTGTCTGGTTTCGGTGCGGCACCAGTCAAAGCTGAAGGCGCGGCCATCAGCTATGACTCTGCACAGGAGTCATTCACTGCTCGCTATAACCACGAAACCATCGCCCTTGGCTTCTCCATCACAGAGGAAGCCATGGAAGATAACCTGTATGACTCTTTGTCTGCTCGTTACACCAAGGCGTTGGCTCGGGCTATGGCTCACACCAAGCAGGTAAAAGCGGCGAATCCACTTAACAATGGCTTCGGTTCTTTTCAGTCTGGTGATGGCGTAACGCTGTTCAGCACAGCTCACCCATTGGTAAACGGTGGCACTAACGCTAACCGTCCGTCCACTGCGGCTGACCTGAACGAGACCTCGCTGGAAGATGCTGTGATTAATATCGCCGCATTTACCGACGAGCGTGGTCTGCTGATCGCGGCACGTCCCCGTCGTTTGATCGTTCCACCCGCGCTTCAGTTTGTAGCAACTCGCTTGCTTGAGACTGATGGCCGTGTCGGCACGTCTGATAACGACATCAATGCTCTTCGTAACAACGGCTCGATCCCAGAAGGCTACTCAGTCAATCACTTTTTGACTGATACCAATGCTTTCTTTGTTATCACCGATGTGCCGAATGGCATGAAGCACTTCAACCGTACCGCGTTGGAGACTTCAATGGATGGCGACTTTGACACTGGTAACGTCCGGTACAAGGCTCGCGAGCGATACAGCTTCGGCGTATCTGATCCTTTGGGCATTTACGGGTCACCCGGAACGTCCTAATCCTACGGGGGCTTCGGCCCCCTTTTATTCCTGACTAATTGTTCCACATGGAACATTAGACCGAGCCAAGACAGGAGACTCACATGGCTAATTCTACTTTCTCGGGACCAGTGCGTTCCGAAAGCACCTTCAAAACCATAAGCAAAAACTCCACCACAGGCACAATTACTGAGGTCGCCACTATCGGTGATGGCCCTGTTAGCCTTGCTGATGGGAATGTTACGCTTACCAACGCTACCCACAGCGGCAGAATCCTTCTCGTTCCAGACGGCGGACAAGACAACACCTATACGCTTCCTGCTCCTATTGCAGGCTCTATGTTTAGGTTTGTTTATGCCGGCGGTGCGGCAGATGCGACTGATGCGCTTATTGTTACCCCCGGAAACACTAACTTCTACATAGGCGGTGTTACTTTCTTGGACACTGACAATGAGGTCAGCGCGGTATTTTCTGACGGCAACTCAAACAGTAGCATTCAGCTAAATGTGCCTGCTGGCTTTGATGTGACAATTATTGGCCTAAACACAACCAATTATCAGATTTTCGGCACTGTGACGGGCGCGACTGCTCCCGCATTTGCTGATCAATAATCGTGACGGGGGCTTCGGCCCCCATTATTGGAGGCTGTTATGGCTGATACAGTTACAAGCAACACTATTGAGGACGGCCCCCGCACTGCAATCATTGCGCTTACAAACGTAAGCGATGGCTCAGGCGAGTCGGCTGTGACGAAGATTGACGTTTCCGCCCTCTCTGCGGACCCTGCAAGCAAAAAGGCTTGCAGTGATGTGCAGATTGAATGCATTTGGTATTCCACCATCGGCATGGGCGTAGAGCTGTTGTTCGACGCAACGACCAATGTGCTGGCGTGGGAACTTCCTGCTGACTACTCAGACACAGTAGATTTTTCTGACTTTGTTGGTATTCCGAATAACGCGGGATCTGGCAAGACGGGCGACATCAAACTTACCACCGTGGGGCACTCGTCAGGTGACTCATACAGCATCGTCCTGAAAGTCAAAAAGAATTATGCCTAATGAACCGCTATTACGCTAAAGGCGGCAAGACAAAGACAAAAAAGTCAAAGTCTCGCGTCAATGAGGCTGGTAACTACACCAAGCCTAGTATGCGGAAGCGATTGTTTAACAAGATCAAATCTGGGGGAAAAGGTGGCAAGCCGGGGCAGTGGTCTGCTCGTAAAGCACAAATGCTTGCCCAACAATACAAAAAAGCTGGCGGCGGGTACAAAGACTAATGACTGAACTAACTTTGGCGCAAAAGCGCAAAATGATTGCCGAGCTAAAAAAAGCGGCCAAGATGCACGCCAGTCAGGCATCTCGCCTAGAAAAGACACTGCCCAAGAAAAAGAAGAATGGCTCTTAAAAAGTCGCAAAAGTCGCTTAAAAAGTGGACCAAGCAGAAGTGGCGCACTAAGTCTGGCAAGCCCAGCACTCAGGGTAAAAAGGCCACGGGTGAGCGCTATCTTCCTGACAAGGCAATCAAGTCTCTTTCAGACAAGGAATACGCCGCGACTAGCCGTAAGAAAAAGGCAGATACGAAAAAGGGCAAGCAACATTCCAAGCAACCCAAGAAGGTTGCCAAAAAAACGGCGAGGCATAGGAAGTAATGCGTCAGTATTACAAGTCGGGCGGTCGCGTAGAAAAAAAGTCTATGCCCTGCAACAAGCCAAAGCGGACACCAAGTCATTCTAAGAAGTCGCATGTCGTAAAGGCGTGCGAGGGCGGAAAAGAAAAAGTAATTCGCTTTGGCCAGCAGGGTGTTAAGACAAACCAGACAGTAGGTCAGCGCAAAGCGTTTAAGTCGCGTCACGCTAAAAACATTAAAAGAGGCAAGATGTCTGCGGCATATTGGGCAGATAAGGTGAAGTGGTCTCCCAGCAAGACCAAGTCCAAGTCCAAGAAATGGAAGAAGGGTAGCTGAGATGCCAATTAGCAGAGCGCAGGCCGGCAAGCAAACGAAGAGCGCGCCAAGGTCAAAAAAAACACCCCCTCCCAAGTGCCGTAATGGCTTGGCATTGAGGGGCAGAACTCGGGGGCGGGCTGTATAAATGGCTACCAGCGGAACAACCGGCTTTACTCTTGACTTGTCAGACATTGTTGAGGAGGCTTACGAGCGTGCGGGTCTTGAGTTGCGGAGCGGATATGATTACAAAACTGCTCGCCGCAGTCTTGATCTGCTTATGCTTGAGTGGCAAAACAGGTGCCTTAATCTCTGGACGGTACGAGACACCACGGTGGCTCTTGTTGCAGGGACAGGGGCATACGACCTTAGTGCTGACAAGCTAGATATTATTGAGGGCTTGCTTCGCACAGACGCGGGCGACAGCTCAAAGCAGGCTGATCTAACAATGCAGAGGATTTCTGTAAGTCAGTATGCTCACCAGACCAATAAGTTAACTCAAGGGCGCCCGCTACAGTATTATGTTGAGCGCAAGCCAACTGGAATCACGGTGCACTTTTGGCCGGTTCCTGATGCCACAACTAGCTACACCTTCGCTTACTACTACATGGACCGCATTGAAGACAGCGGAAGACCGGCGTCCAATAATATGGATGTACCGGCTAGATTTTTGCCGTGCCTTGTCGCCGGTTTAGCTTATCAGATTGCC